GACGTAAGTCCTTACAGGTGAAGGAGATACGTCATAGTGCAGCCAATAATAAAACACACCCCCCACAATATGTAGTCACTCACTTTCATCATTTTCCTCCATATACATGATATTTGACATACTAGCATACAATACAATGCCACAAATATAACCGAAAGCGACACTAATAAAGTCGAACTGATACATCCGTGTATCTCCATTTTGTTTAAGTGGTCAATCCCCATATCCTACCCAGAAATCATCGCCCTTCTCATCTTTCATAAGAGTATAACCCCTAGACTTCATATTCTCATACTCATTAATCCTCTGCCAAACCTCACCCACGATAGTAAGAGAATAAGAAAAGAACAAAACACCACACATAGCCGCCACCCAGACCCATACCATGATAAAATCGCTCATGTTCAAGCCTCCGGTTGAGTAGAGATAGCGGTTAGATTTTCGCACTGCTCAAGATAGCACGAACGATACTTGCCCTCACCCAATTTCACAATCATCAAATGGCCCTTGGGCTTATCATAAACCCTACGAACTTCACCCTTGAAACTCTTACCCTTATAGTCAAAAGCTACCCAATCATGTCTCTGTGGCAACGTGAGATTGTCCATACTTTTCCTCTTGGTTGTTGGTTCTCGTTTTTCCTATACCTATTATCGACATTCTACCACACCAACCTTTAGCTTGCAATACCTTACAATGCCGTAAGGTTCAGATTCTCCATTCCAGAAACTTCAGAATGAACACCTGACCAGGATACTTGCTAGCGATATACGCTTGTGCAGTTTCCTTTCGGTTATCGGTAGCGGAAACACCTTGCACCACCTTACCATCTATGATCACGTTCCAAATCTTACGCTTCCGAATCTTGGGAAGGGAACTAATGAAATCATTCACACTAATAGCTCTTTGCATCTTCAAATCTCTCTTTCTTTCTTGTCTTACGATTATACATCTATTATCGTCCAGTGTCAAGCTATTTCTAGAGAAAATAATCCTTACAATATCGTAAGGTTGCAAGTTGTTGCGTCATAAGGAGTTACATCAAATCGGGGCGGTCGCGTTTTCCCTAAGTCCTTATAGGATAACGCTTTAGGTCAACTGCTATATGTTTGTGCAGTAGTGATCATTCATTCATCACTTTTGAAGCTGAACGGGCTGAGTTCAAGATGAGCAACTGCACCATACTGCTTGGTCAGTTCTTCCACACGTTCACGCGAACCCGGCTTACCAACCGGAACGATCATGGTATCCTCTCCTCCCACATAGCGGGGGTCAGCCTTTTCCTTGCGAGCCTTTCCGATATTCTTCAGTGCGGTACGATTGAACTTGAGAACTTTTTCGCTTACGACATAACGCTTCCGGTCAGTCACACCGTAGACGTAATCGGTATCTTCTGTGATTCGATCATCTGGGATTTCCACGAGCATCGGCACTGCGATACCCTTGAAGATCATACGGGCTTGACGCTTGGCATTTTCGATGATGGGATACTTGTTTTTCATTGTCTTTTTCTCTAAGGGTCTATCGTTCTCTTGTGCGTGTATTATACCAAACCGATTTTAGTCTGTCAACCTTACAATACCGTAAGGTTCACTCCTGTTCAGCCTCACCCCATTCTCCATCGTCAAGGCCGGGAATGTAGTCGGGAAGATCATTGTATTCTTCCATCGTCATGGCATTATCTTCCAACGCCTTTACCATAGCCTCATCTTCCGGAATATCTTCTACCACACCACACCATTCCTTGCAATCCATGCAAATCCCGATTCTGTCACTACCCTCACCGGTCTCAAAAGCACAACCAGCACCGCAGCAGTCAGAAACCAGATCGTAATTCAGATTTTCCATTTTATTCTCTCTTTCTCTTATATCGTCATTATACCATAGCATCTTGAGCTTGCAAGAGAAATCTAGAAATTTTATTGTCAAGAATTTTTGACAAAAGAATCGTCTATTTTCTATCCTATTGGCACAGCATTTGCTAGGTGAACGTAAAGTGTTGCAGCATAAGGACTTACGTCGATCCCGGCCCGCCCGCCTCGCTGTAAGTCCTTTACAGACAAGGCTTTATGTTAACTCACCACCATACGATCCTCAAACGGTGTGCCGTCTTTTAGGTACCATTCGTAGTTCTTCTGGTATACCTGTACGGGCGAATACTGGTTGATACGCTTCTTAGTGGTGTGCGTATGCCATCCACCACTATTGAGCATAACAGTATCGTCGGGATAAATCACCACGACATTCGTACCATGCAACTCTATTGCAACGCTACCATCGGCCTGGATATAGGCATAGGTATTGTTGCCAACCTTGCGAGTATCCTTATTAGTCTTACCACGAACCATCTTTACTGCTTCAAAGTGTGTCATTTTGTTTACCAGCTTTCGCTAATGATTCCTAGTAATTGTTGAAGAAACTGTAAAACTTCTTTGATATTGTATGTAGCATAATCTACATAACCATCAGGCAGATACCTAGACATATTCCCTCAGTCGTGAAGAATGGATTGAATAGCGTTACCCACCTCGTGGGCGGTGTACGAGATGAAACCAGCAAAAGCAATCAAGGCAAACAACTGAACGTATTCGATAGTCGTAATCATTGGGATTCCTTTTCTTTCTTGTGTTCTTATTCTACACCTATTATCGACCAACGTCAAGCTCTAGCAATAGTTTTCTTCCTTACAATATCGTAAGGTTCATAAGCCTATATGAGATAAGGACTTACGTCAGATGCGGGCGCCCGGCCTCGCCCTAAGTGTTTATAGGGTAAGGCTTTAGGTCATGAGGCGTGAATGAAGACCTTTTCGCTTACTGTACGGTTAGTCACTGTCACGATCCAATTCTTTCCGCTACCATCCTCACGCATGATACCATTGATAAGGCCCACATGAGCGTTACCCTTTGGGTCGAGCACGCAGTGATACTTACCAGCTCGCATAGCAGAAAAAATCTTATCAAGGTTGTTCGTCACAGTTTTGTAGTTAGTCTGAAGCATCTTTTTCCTTTTCTTTCTTGTGTTGTTTCTATTATAGGTTATCGGTTAGGGCGTTGTCAATACCTTAGTAGTAAAGAAAATCTTCCAGAATGTTTCCGTCCCGGTCAACGGTGATTCCCTCACCCTCATCACCCATCGGAAAAAAGTCTCCAATGCAGGCGTTTCCGTCGCTCATTTCATAGTAGTGAAAAGCCTCTTCGAGCAACTCACCACCGATGCGAGCAATACCAACAAGAGTTTCGGGCATGGTCGAATCAGCACCATAGAGGAAGTTTTCGAGTTCGTTGCGATTGTTGATGGTGATCATTTTCTTGTCCTCTTGTTTATCGTTCTCTTGTTCTTATATCGACATTATACAGAGTATTCTTTAGCTTGCAAGCGAAAAGTTTCCTTGCATTTTCGTAAGGTTTCGCAAAGACAAACACCATAAGGACTTACATCAAACGCGGGCTTCGTCATTCGTCGTAAGTCTTTATGTCACAAGGACTTGCAGACAGTTGCAGACAGGGGGTTTTTTCGTTTTAAAGGGGCCAAGGGGTCGCACAGTCAAAACCGCCGGGAGGTCCATAAACAATAAGCGCCTCCATACATAATTGGCCAGTTTATTAGCCATTTATTATCTATTTATGATTCTTTCCCAAGCTATTGAAACTTGTCTCGATATTGGATCGTAAATTACAATCTTCATATCATTAGTTCCTTTATGAAACCAGCTTCTATTCAAAGCTATATTAAATCCGTGTCTGGCGCTACCGACCACCGGAATTAACGCTGGTCTATACAAATTAGCCCACTGTCCAGTAACTATCCTTCCATTAATAATTACTCTAACAAGAACCGGAGATGCTCCGGACCTCTCACTAAAAGCCCACCCCGCCACTCTATCTAATCTTAAATATCCCACCCTAACAATCGGAGGAGGAATAGTAACTGTGGATGATGCTACAGAGGTCCAAGATCCTGTTTGAGAATCTCTGGCCTCAACACTTATAACATGCTCCCCTATTGTGAGACCGCCCAGATTAAAAACAAATGACCCACCAACCCCAGTCCATAGATACCCACTATCTGCACCATCTATTATTATTCTCACATAAATACTAGAGTTCGGAGAATTAAGATCTTTAGCCCATCCACTAATACTTCTTAAATTCTGACTGATTATGGCTCCTGTTGGTAATATGTTTCCATCATAAGGAACTCCCAACACATTAGATATAGCTGCCCCCACGTTCAATTTTCCTCCTGTTGCCACCTTTCCAAATAGTTCCGGAAGCTTATCTACTGATCCAAAAATAGCAGCCTTAACTTTTGAAATTGATAATCCAGGTTTAACAGAGTTCAACAAAGCTACAGCACCAGCCACTTGAGGAGCTGCCATACTAGTCCCCGCCATATATCCATAATTATTATATGGAATAGTAGATAGTATCATGCTACCAGGAGCAGCAATATCTACATTAGTAGCTCCATAATTTGAAAAGCTAGCTAACTTTATTCCATCATATCCTAAAGCCCCTACACTAATAATATTATCATTATCAAAACAACTAGGATATCTTAATGTAATATCATTATCGCTACCATTATTACCAGCCGCCACCGTCACCACCACCCCAGCATCATTTAATCTACCAATCGCCCCATACAACATATTACTAAAACCAGTCCCCCCACCCCAACTAGCATTAGCTACTACCACATTTACTCCATAAGTATTCTTCATCATACTAATATAATCCATGGCTCGAATAGCCCCACCAGTATCGCCCACCCCCTTGTCGTTCATAAACTTTAAAGCCATTAAACTCACATTCCAATTAATCCCCGCCACCCCCAAACTATTGCTTCCTTCTGCGCCAATTATGCCTGCCACATGACTTCCGTGTCCGTATCGGTCCTGAATATCATTATTATTAGAATAAAAATTCCAACCATTAATATCATCTATATATCCATTATTTTCATTATCTATCCCGTCCCCCGCTATCTCTCCAGGATTAGTCCATAGATTATTCTTCAAGTCCTGATTAGTTAAATCAATACCACTATCTATAATCGCAACAACAATGTCTTTTGAACCAGTTCCATACTGCCACGCTTGATATGCTGAAATACTTTGAAGAGCCCACTGATCATTAATTTTTGGATCATTAGGAACAACTGACAATAATTTTCTATTTTCTAGAGACTCTACAGTTAGACTAATAGCTTTTTTGCCCATTGATCACTTCCTTGCGTTTTTTTGTGATAAAATAAGAGACAACTCTCACCCTATCAGAAAAATTTGAGAAGTCAATACCTAATTGGAACATAAACTGTTTGAGGAACACTAACTACCTCATATCTCTTTAAAAGAGTCCAGCATCGACGTTCTACCACAAAGTTTTGATAAGTTGTTACTGGAACGAGCTGAGGAGCTGCAGGAGCTATTATAATCGGATAGTATACTGGAACATACTGAATAGCTGGAGCTTGTTGAACAGCCATTGGTTGCTGAGGAACATAACTCATCCAATCACTACCATATGATACTGAACATAGAGCAAATACAAACAATCCGCTTAATAGCTTTAGCATAAAATTATCCTCTGAGGTTAAAAGAAATTGACCAGTTTCCACACTTATAGTATCGACAGTCCCGTATTGGAACTTTAGTCCTTATAAGGAACCAAATGTTTGCGAACAAAGACCATATTAATAAAAAATCCACAAAAAGCACTCAGTATGTTACTAACCATTGGAGCTGTAAAATCTTGCAAAGGATTTAAAAAGAACGATAGGCCAAGACTAATCCAAAAACTAACACACTCATGACACAACAATGGTTTACGAACGTATGGAACTCGCGCTACCAAATTTCTTAGTGGCCGAGTAACTTCAGTATCACTCCAAGCGTACGACAAAGCTAAAGAAATAAATAAATAAATTATGAACATGCTCTTATTCCCCAAGTTCCTGGACCCTGAGCATTTACGTGCGTATTAAAAAAAGTTCCTCCGCAGTATAATGCCCCTTGTTGTCTGAAGTACGTGGCACTTAGTGTTGCATTGCCATAATACCATTGATTGTTTGCATAAGCATAAGTGGCAGTGTTATACGAGGAGTTTCCAGTACCACAGTAGTTATTGCCAGAGTTACATGCTGCTATAAGGATAAGGCAACTACCTGTTCCACAATATGATGATGTCCCATCACTACAACAGTACTCTCCCGCTGAACAATTACTGTTAGATGTACAAGGAGCTAGTTTGTTTACCACTTGGCTATAAACTGGTCCGTTACTATTATCATATGCCATAATATTGTACCCTTTTTTATAAAGATTCCCACAACTCCACATCAGAAGAATATGCTTCACGAATAAGAATTTTCTGTTCTTCCGTCAAGACTGGCTTGTCTTCTTCTAACTCCTCATTTAATATTGGTACAGGAGTCTCCAACCCTAACCATTGTGCGCAATCATCTATTTGATCAGGGAATCGAAAGTAGGTTATTCCTTCAGCCAATAGTCCCATAGATTCTAGTGTCCAGAAATGAACATCAAAAGATATTGATTCAAGTCCTTCTTCTACGGTTTTTTGTTGTCTAGCACAAGATGAGCGAAATCTTTCAACAGGGTCTCTAACTAAGCAACACAAATTAGGAATATCATTATCGTCTAATGGCGAACCTATAGTATGTGTGGTTGCGTTAATGGGATGCCATCTTTCTCCTTCTGGATTTCTTAGTGACGTTGGTAATGCTTGCCATATTACACTGTAGCTTCCGCTACGAGCCACAAGAGCAAACCTTTTTCCATTTGGTAGTGTGATTTTTGCGCCTTTCATAGTATTTCTCCTTATGTGATTGTGATTGTGCCGGTGTATCCGCCGCTGTACCGCGACCCGCGCAGGTCAACAATATAATCGCCGGGGTTCATCGTAAGCGTCTTAGTCAAGCCATACGGGTACGGGGCCGAATAAGTGCCATTCTTATCTAATGTCCAACCCGAATTATTGTAGTTGACAATAGAACGTAGTGCATTTACGCCGCCGGTTGTTAAATCCCACCCGGTGTTATTTCCGCGTCTGTTTATAAACGCAATCGTTACTGAACGCGCTGAACCCGCAGGTACGGTAAAGAAGACCTTGCCAGCATGTGCATTGGCATAAACGGTAAAGCTGGTCACCAGACCGCTTACGCTAACATTCGCTGCCGGATCGAAATTTGCAAAGTCGGTGCCATCAGGGAATGGCTTGGCACTGGCAAGCACAGAGTTGGCAAACGTATACGTCGCTGTGGACGAGCTAGGATAGTTGTTAAAGTTGCCGCCGGGAACACTCACATAGTAAGTGCCAGCGTTTAGAGAGGACGGGTTGTCGTAGTTGAAAAGGCCGTCTTTATCTAGCTGACCGCCGCCGTGGTTGGTCACAGAGCGGAAAAACTTGGGGGTGCCAGTGATGGTGCCGGAGTTTCCACTGAGGGTGAAAACATGGGTCCAGAGGGTCGAAGGATAAGAAGGAGAATAACCTTGGAAGGTTGTGCGTGTGAAAGAGTTGCTTGTGTTGGACCAAGTGGCGGGCCACGGCTGGACCCCAACGCTGCCGCCATAGTTGTCGGTGGGGCGCGCGAAGCCGGTGAATAAAGCAGGCTTCCCAGTTAACACGCTATAAATTGGCCCATTATCATTCATGGTGTTGTATCCTGTTGAGTAAGTTATTCAATAATCACTACAAGAAATACACCACTACTTTATCATCTCTTTCAGCCACGCTAAACATTCGGAACATCTTGCCGGGTAAAGTTCCCGCAAATGCCGCCCACGCTTCTTCTCCCTTATCAACAAGGAAGACCTTACCAGCATAATTATTAGCAGCTCGTTCATCACTTAAAGATTGTAGCTTAACAGTTATTTCACTAGCATCTTTAACATACTGATCTAAAATATTTGGATTAGCTTCTAGATGTTCAGAGAAGAATTTAAAAACTCTTCCTCGACAAGAACAATTAGGATTATCCTTAAAAGTCACAAGATCCGCCAGAATGGAAGGAAAATCGTTCTTAAGACGGTTAAAAGTTTCTTCGTCCTTAATCAGAATAGGAAGAATATCGGCCACATTGTTTTTATTGATCATATTTAGTCTCCTTTAGTTTATAATAGAGACCATTGAGGTATTGGCAAGATTATATCGTGGATAGATTTTAATCTCTCAAGATGGTGCGTTACAAAGAATAGTATCGTTACAGAATTGTCCAACTTTAGACGCATCGCAAGTTCCGCAATAAGAAGTAAATCCCTCTGGTGTGCCGGTGCCGTTAACGTAATAACCACCGGTGAATTGATTGCAAGGAGCTGCTGTACAACAACCAGAGCAACCCGCGTAATTATGAACGGCATTTCCGAAGTCCCATTCGTAACCGCCATATCCATCACTTATACACTGTACAGAAAAAGTTCCGCACTGCCCAGGCTTCCCAGTCAAAACACTATAAACTGTCCCATCATTATTATCATATACCATATAACAATTTCCCTTACAACTAGTAGTAATTATAGACTATACACCCCAAACGGGGGAGACTAGCAAAAAGTTATTTGATATTCCTTCAATATCTTTTTAAGTTGTGTTTTTTCGTTCTTTTCCAACTCCCTATCACTAGAAATTCTTACATTCAAATTCTCAAACTGAACTTGAACCAAGTTATTCTTAAAATCTAATTTGTTAATTTCTTCTTTTATTTGCGTTAACTTGGTAGTTCCTTTAAGAGCAAAGGGCCGATTTTCCAGCATCTTGAATGGCCGATACAATCTTCCACATTGACATCGCAAGTATTGGTCTTGAATCTCACAAACATCTCCGTTCCAATAATTTACAAAAGGCGCAGCTAGTGAAAAATAATCCGTAGTTACTAATTTAGAATCTATACTTTTATGAAGCGTAATATTATCTAATAAATGATAAGTTCCAAACTTACAAGTAAAGAAACTGGCCCCACCATCCCAACATCTCATATGATCACAGTGATAATCTATAAGCTTGTTAATTTTCAAAAATTCAAAATCTCTTTGTAATGGAAATTCATTACTATGACTCAATAAATAACATAATTTTTTAGAATACTTTCTTTTTCTGATCTCATTACATAGCTGGTTAATTATAGGTCCCGTACTAATTATAATATCAATTTCAGTACCGCTTAAATAATCGAACAATTTTTCATACCAATCAGTACTACCAAAATTTTGAAAGTTAATATAATCTACCGAACAATCCTTACTACCATGATTATACTGAAACTGATTTGAAACAGAGTGGTCCGATCTGACAAATTCACTATCTGAGAAAACAGACAATGTGTCTTTAAAATAATACATTATTGCTATTTTAATATGATGTTGATATAATCCAAACTCCTTGAGTATCAAACTCCAATGTTGATCATCTATTAAAAATCTAGCATATCTATTATATATAGAGTATGAAAAAGGATCTCCTGTAGTACTTCCGCTAGTGCTACGTATCCCACTATTCTCTTTTAGCTGTGGAACATACCAGTTTTCTTTATTAAGTAGATCATCCTTGATAAATATTCTGTCTGGCCGATATAAAGTCTTATAAACATTACTATGTTCAAGTGCCCAATTTACTATATTCTTTTCCAAAAGCTCTTGATAGTATCTTAAAGTAGCATCGTCTTGATATAACAAGGTGTCTGCCATCTCAACATAACTATCTAATAGTTTTTCAGAATTCATTAGTCTTCTCTACAGTATCCTTCAGATTATAGATAAAAGAACAAGGAGTAAAAATATTATTATTAGGATTTAACAGTTTTTTCTTTTCATTATATTTCATAATAATTTCATTATATTTTACCATTGTTTCCCAATCCATACCCTCTCCAAAATCTTTAATAGTATCTTTTTTACTATTAGATACCGGAGGAGTAATACTAGGAATACTTTTAAATTTATAGTCTAGATAGTTTGCTCGTAAAATAATATCATTATCATGAACTCCGGCAGGAAAAAAGTTTTCATCATATCCTCCTATCTTAACAAAGATTTCTTTGCTCATTCCTATTCTTCCATGAGTTCCTTTAAGATATTCATGACAATGAACTCCTTGATCAGAAGATCTTATTTCATCAACTATATTATCTAAATAATTATCACAATCTAAATTAAAAACATAATCTCCAGAGGAAAATCGCACAGCAAAATTTTTAGCTATTGGAATAGAATACTTAAAATCAAGAGCTTGATAGTATTTAACAAAACTATATTTTTCCAAATATTCCGCGATATATTCAGATAAGTTATCTGTTGATCCACAGTCCACAATTATCCATTCAATATCTTGGTATTGTCCAAGAGTCTCCATATTTTTTAAAAAAGTCTTACTAAACTGATACAGTCTATTTTTTATTTGAGAGCATATTGATATTTTCATTCTACAGTAACGCTTTTTGCTAAGTTTCTTGGTCTATCAATATTACAGCCCCTTAGCTTTGCGCTATAATAAGAAAACAACTGCAGAGGAACTACGGAAACTAGTGGACACACATGATCAATACATGAAGGAACATAAATATTATGATCTCCAGCAATATCTTGTTGTTGATTGCTTATAGTAATTACTTGACCATCTCTTGCTTTTATTTCTTGAATATTGTTTTGTAATTTTTGATACTGATCCATATTATTAGATATAACAATTGTTGGAGTGTCTCTATCAACCAAAGCTAAAGGACCATGTTTCATTTCAGCAGCAGCATATCCTTCAGCATGAATGTAACTAATCTCTTTAAGCTTCAAAGCACCCTCTAGTGCTATAGGGAAATTGTATCCTCTTCCAAGAAATAAACAATTCTTAATATCACAGTACTCCTCAGCAATACTCCATATCTCTTCTGAAGAGTCTAGTGTTTGTTTAATTAAGTTTGGAAGATTTAGTATTTCATTAATTATATTTCTTCTAATCTCAATATTGTATTTTTCTTGATTTTGATTAATCCATAAAGATAATAATAGAAGCACCAAAACTTGATTTAAAAAAGTCTTGGTACTAGCAACACCAATTTCTACTCCTGACCTTAAAAATATGCCACAGTTAGTCATTCTTGCCATGGTTGAATTAGGAACATTGCATATTCCAATGACAGTTGCTCCTTGAGCTTTTGCTTTTTCTAAAGCAGCAATAGTATCTGCGGTTTCTCCGCTCTGACTAATTCCAATAACAATATCTCCAGGACTAATTGCTGTTAATCGATATCTAAATTCGCTAGCATATTCAACACTAACTTTAATATCGTTTAATTCTTCAATATAGTATTTGCCTAATAATCCAGCATTCCAGCTTGATCCACAAGCAACAATAGTAATATGTTTTGCTGAAGACAATACTTTTTCATATCCTAATAATCCACCAAGTTTAATTTTATCTTTAGAGATACGCCCAGTAATACATTGAGTTATTGTTTCTGACTGTTCATAAATCTCTTTGAGCATGTACGACTCATAATCCCCTTTATCAGAAGGCATTCTATGATCTAGTACTTTTTCTATTTCACAGTCTACTTCGATTCCGCATGTCATATCATAGGTGACAATTTGATCATTAATTTTACAGACGCTATTGTCTTTAAGATATACTATATTAGTAATCTTCTGATCAATACCCATTTTATCAGAGGATACATAGTATTCGCCATCTCCTATTCCTACTATCAAAGAGCTTCCTTTCCTAGCACAAACCAGAGTATCTGTACTATACCTATCGATTACAACAATAGCATAAGCCCCCATAACTTGCTCTAAGGCTAGTTTAGTTGCTTCAAATAACGACAGATTATTAGAGATCATAATATCATATATCAAATATAATAGAACTTCACTGTCAGTATCTGATGAGAAAGTATACTTCGGACTTAATTCAGCCTTGAGTTCTTTATAGTTTTCAATAATTCCGTTATGAACTAATACTAATCTCTGATCACTAGTAACATGAGGATGACAGTTGTTTAGTGATGGTTTTCCATGAGTTGCCCAGCGAGTATGAGCAACAGCACAGTACGATCTCAGTAAGGACGAACCAGCCTGTTTTTTTAAAGACTCTACCGGTCCCACAGACTTATAAACTTTAAATTCTGGGCCACATACATAACACACCCCAGCACTATCATATCCTCTATATTCTAGAGACGATAGTTTGTCTAATATATCATTTGAACAATTGTTCTTTCCGACGTATGCTACAATTCCGCACATGATTTAGTTTTTAAGTACCATTCTATGGTTTTTTTTAATCCTGATATAAACTCTTGCTTTGGCTCCCAGTCTAATAGCTGCTTAGCTTTGGCAATATTCAAAACTCGTCTAGGCTGTCCATTTGGTTTAGAGCTATCCCAAAGAATATCTCCGCTATAATTAACCAATTCTTTAATTTTGTCAACTAATAATAGAATACTAATTTCTTTGCCAGATCCCACATTAATAGGACCGGGATCCTTAACCTTTTCCATTCCGTCAACAACTGCTCGTGCTGCATCTTCAACGTACAAGAACTCTCTAGTTGCTGATCCATCTCCCCAACAAGAAACATTTGGGAAATTACGCTTTTTAGCAATTATGAATTTTCTAATTAATGCAGGAATAACATGAGAAGAAGCTGGATCAAAGTTATCAAAAGGTCCATAAAGATTAGTTGGTACTATTACGCAACTATTTAATCCATACTGTTTTTTATAAGCCTCCAACATCACAAATAAGGCCTTTTTAGCAATCCCATAAGGAGCATTAGTTTCTTCAGGATATCCATCCCAAATATCCTCTTCCATAAAAGGAGCATCACAAAACTTTGGATAAGAACATACTGTACCAATTTGAACAAACTGGCTAACCCCGTACAGCCTGCTCATCTCAATAAGATTAGATCCCATAACCATATTACTATAAAAGAATCTTCCAGGATTAGCCATATTCGCCCCGATACCTCCAACCTCTGCTGCCATATGAATCACAGTATCGGGCTTATGCTCTTCAAATAGTTTTTTAACAGTGCTATAATCAGTTAGATCATAGTCTTTCTTTCGTGGTATAAATATATCGGTTTGGCCGTAATTCCTATTCAGTAGTTCCTGATAAACAAATCGGCCTAAAAATCCACCACCACCAGTTAATAATATCTTCATAATCTTATTATATCCTTCTATATTTATTAATACCTATAAGGACTTACAACTGGACTAGTAATATAATATGGTCCGCTATTACGAAACCAACAAGGTCTATGATAATATACAGGAGCAATATGCTGGTATTGATAAATCGTAAAATTAGGTATGACTATTGGCCGAAATTCCCAAGTATTGACCAACACCTCTTTCTGCACCAATACTGGAACAAAAGAAACATTTGGAGCTTGATAGTATACGGTGGATTGAACGGGAACAGTTTGATATATTACATCTTGACCATAAGAAACTGAACAGAACACTAGAGCCAAAAGAACCAGGGCGCTTTTAATCATCATAAGATGCTTCCTTTACATGATAAAATAAGAATTATAGTATTACGATACAACTTAAACAATTTATATTCCAAAAATAAAAGCTACCAGCCTAAATAACCGGTAGCTTCTATCTGGTTGTTAACTATTTTTAAATAGATCAATTAACTGACGGAACAGCACCATCAGCTACCTTAGCAATTTTACGAGGACGACCTCTACTCTTCTTTAGAGCAAGCTTTCTTCGCTGTCTTCGCACCATAGCAGTAGTAATATTCTCTCCGGTCATCTTACTAAGAGATCCGGCCAGAAATTCGTCACACAAACTAGTGTGGTTATTTTGAATGTAGTCCAGTTCAGCAGATGTCCACTTTTTATAGTTGGCCATAATAACTCCTTAAAAATCTTGTTTAATAAATTGACAATTTGTCCAACGAACATATTATAGTAAGAGTTGGCAAGTTTGAGGCAACAAAAAATGAACAAAATAAATATCAAAACGAATAATATTATCGACTCTGTATTGCACGTCAGGGCATCAGGCACCATAGAGGACGTATCCTCAGATCTAGAGTCTTTGCCCGCAAAAACTATAGCGCAACTACTAGATGAAAAAACAACAGAAACCAATCAAGACAAAACCTCAGAGTGATTTGCCTAATGGTGTTAAAACAGAAGAGTTTTTACAAGCATTAGAAAATATTAGCAAAAGATTAGCTAATAAGTTTAGATTTGCATATCATAGTGTAGAGGACATGAAACAACAAGCCGCAATCTTCGCTCTTGAAGGCTTGGAAAACTATGATAATAAAAGACCATTAGAGAATTTTCTATGGACCCATGTTCGCAATAGACTATTTAACTATAAGAGAAATAACTATCAGCGACCAGACAAACCCTGTCATTCTTGTCCTTTCTTTGACAAAACATGCAAAGTATCATTGAGTCAATGTGAAAAGTATAACAATAAGCATGATTGTGATTTATATGCCGCCTGGGCAAAACGTAACGAAGTTAAGAAAAATATTATACAACCATCCTATATAGAAACCTCATTACATCAGTCTGTACAGCCAACAGATTTTGATCTTAACGTACAGAATCAAGAATTAATCAAATTTTTAGATATGCATGTTCAAAGCGAGTTTCGTGAAAGCTATCTGAAACTTAAACATGGGGCCAAAATTTCTAAGTTAGAACTTAAAAAATTACAACAACATATTTTTACTTTAATGGAGACAAACAATTGGAAGCCAACAACATTCCAAGAAAACGAGGACAATTAAGCCTCGACGAAGAAAAATATATCAGAGAGAACTACAAAACATTAAGCTTACAGCAGATAGCTGATAACCTCAATCGTACTGTCTCTCCCGTACAAAGATATGTTTCTGAGAATCAACTATCTATTGTTGAGTCAGATAATGATGCAGAAATATTAAAACACAAGCTTCACACGAAAACTTTTTGGAGAGAAATACAGAGACAGTTTGATGTTGACACTGGAGAGCTTGAATACTTTGAAGATACGTGGGTAGGTTTAATAAAACAGTTTAGAGAAGACGTTTTACCAGCAGAAGAACTACAAATTAAACAATTCATCACCATAGATATTCTGATTAACAGAAGCATGAAGGAGCGTAAGAGACACATCGCTGAAACAGAAAAACTTCAGAAACAAGTAGACAAAGAATATGAAAAGACAGAAACAGAAAGAGACATTCCGAAACTTGCAAATCTGGAAACCCAACTGAGCTTTGCTCGCAATAGCATTGCCAATTATACCAATGAGTATACAAAGCTATTAAATGAACAACAGAAAATTAGTAAAGATCTAAAGGCGACCCGAGAGCAGAGAATTAAAAGAATTGAAGACGGGAAAAGTAGCTGGGTCGGTTTAATTAGAATGTTAGAAGATGAAGAAGTGAGAGAACGAGAAGGTAAGGAAATGGAAATTCTGAGCATGGCTACAGAAAAAGTTAAGTATAAGCTACAAGGATATCATAACTATCAAGACGGAGTTGTCGATAAACCCCTACTAACCCCAGAAAGTGTGGACAATGAATAAAACAGCACTGATAAGCGGAATAACAGGACAAGACGGTTCATATCTTGCAGAACTATTATTAGATTTAGACTATGCTGTTATAGGACTATATCGACGATCTAGTTCTTCTAATCTTGAAAGAATATCACACATTTCTAATCCAAATCTGCACCTAGAAGAATTTGATCTAACCGATCCCAGCTCATGTATTTCAGTTATCAATAAGTATAAGCCAGATGAATTTTACAATTTAGCTGCACAAAGCCATGTTGGGACAAGTTTTAATCAGCCCACCACAACATTTGAAATTGACACTATAGGAGTTATTAATTTATTAGAGAGCATCAGGAAGTTTTCTAATAGTACAAAATTTTATCAGGCTAGCACAAGTGAAATGTTTGGATCTAATTATTCTGTAGGAGTGGGTAATAATAAATATCAGAATGAAGATACTAAGTTTTTACCACAAAGCCCCTACGCTGTTGCCAAGATGGCAAGTCATAGAATGATACAAATATACAGAGAGGCTTATGGTCTATATACTTGTTCTGGAATTTTATTTAATCACGAAAGTCCACGACGAGGTGTAAATTTTGTTACTCGTAAGATAACTAATTTTATCGGTCAACTTGTTTCCGGATCAATATCACCTGCATCAAAACTTGGGTTGGGCAACTTAGAGGCTAGTAGAGATTGGGGACATGCTAGAGACTATGTCAAGGGCATGTTTTTAATGCTACAACAAGATGAAGCAGACGATTTTGTATTAAGTACTGGAGATACATATACTGTGAGAGAATTTTGTGAAAAAGCATTTTCTTATGTTAATTTAAATTGGTCCGATTACATATTTATTGATCCAGAGTTCTATAGACCCTGTGAGGTTAATTATCTTAAAGGTGATAGTACTAAGGCAAGAAATAAGCTTGGGTGGTCTCCTAATGTGTCGTTTGATGATCTGGTCAAAGATATGGTAGATAGTGATATTTCTAAATATAGAACCAACTCATATGTTTAAGCGTAATTTTGATGATCCAGAATATAAAAAGTGGAGAACCAAGGTATATAAAAGAGACAAACATCAGTGCCAATGGCTAGGATGTACTATGCGTAAAAGGCTAAATGCTCATCATATTAAAACTTGGGCTAATTTTCCTGGTTTGAGATTTGATGTTAATAATGGAATTACTTTATGTTATTATCATCACAAACTAATCCAAGGATTAGAACATATATATGAAGCAGTATTCTTAAAAATATTAGCGGATAAAAAAAATGACTCATTATAATAACTTTACTATTATTGTAGACACAAGAGAACAACAACCCTGGGTTTTTGAGTCTTATACTACAGCAAATAAAAAACTAGATACTGGAGATTATAGCATAGAAGGATTAGAGCACTTAATTTGTGTTGAAAGAAAAAAGAGTGCTAGTGAATTTGCTAACAATGTTGTAGAAAGCAGGTTCAAAGATGTAATAATGAGAATGAGCAATATCAAGTACGCATTTTTATTACTAGAATTCGATCTAGAAGACCTTCTAGTTTATCCTATAGGATCTACTGTTCCCAAAAAGATGTGGGATAAGATTAAAATTAGTCCAGCTTTCTTAATTAAAAATATATTAGAGCTAGAGATGTCTCATAATATCAAAGTGTTCTTTTGTGGTAATGCTACAAACGCTGCTAAGCTTGCAGAAATGATTCTTAAAAAGATTCACTATTTAGAAGTGGTTAAACAGAATAATGTCTAAAAACGTAGCTTTCGACAATGCATGGCTCGGATTAGGAGACCTATCGACTCTGTCGATTGATAGTAATCCTATGATTCATAGAAACGAACTGGATATAGAAAATCCAGATTTGCATTTAATGAAACTACTAAGAAACCCAAAGTATATTGGAGGCACATGTAAACTGTTGTTCGGTATAGAATTACATCCAATACAGATGACTATTCTTCAAGAACTATGGATTAGACCATTTCCTATGTATATTGCTAGTCGTGGGTGGGGTAAAAGTTTCTTGCTAGCCCTATACTGTGTTGTCAGAATGACATTTTATCCAGGAACAAAAATAGTAGTAGTTGGTGCTGCTTTTCGTCAAAGTAAAATCATTTTTGAATACATGGAAACTATATGGCGTAGTAGTCCCATATTAAGAAGTATTTTTGGCGGTGGGGATGATGGTCCTCGTCGAGATGTTGATAGATGCACAATGAGATTAGGAGATAGTTGGACAGTAGCCATTCCCATGGGTGACGGAAGTAAAATCAGAGGACTAAGAGCACATATTATTATTGCAGACGAATTTGCCTCTATATCTCCAGATATTTATGAAACCGTAGTCTCTGGATTCGCAGCAGTATCGGCTAGTCCAATACAGAACGTAAAAGAAGAAGCCAAAAAAGCAGCGATGGTTGAGGCTGGATTATGGAATACTGAGCTAGAAGCACTCAATGTTAAGATGGGCAATCAGGCCATTATATCAGGAACAGCAGATTACGCATTCAAGCACTTTGCATCATATTGGAAAAGATATAAAGCGATTATAGAGAGTAAGGGGGATGCTAAAAAACTAGAAGAAATTTTTAAAGGAGAAGTTCCTAGTAATTTTAATTGGAAAGACTATAGTATCATTAGAATGCCATATGAGCTAATACCCAAAGGATTTATGGATGATAAACAGGTTTCAAGAGCTAAGGCTACTATTCATAGCGGTATTTATAATATGGAATATGCTGCCTGCTTTGTTAGTGATAGTGAAGGATTCTTTAGAAGGAGCTTGATAGAAAATTGTGTCGTATCTAATAACAATATCATAATAGACAGTAAGCCAATTAAATTTTCAGCAGCAATTAACGGTGATCCTAATAAGCAATATATCTATGGTATTGACCCAGCATCCGAACAAGACAATTTCAGTATAGTAATACTAGAGGTTAATCCCACACATTCGCGTATAGTCTATTGCTGGACAACAAATCGTGCTAATTTTAAGGAAAGACAAAAAATAGGCTTGGTTACTGAACATGATTTTTATGGATTCTGTTGTAGAAAAATTCGTAATTTAATGAAGACCTTTACTCCTATACGAATCGGTATGGATGCTCAGGGTGGTGGTGTCGCTATTGAAGAAGGACTACATGATCCTTTAAAAATAGATGGCGGAGAGCATCTAATATGGCCGGTGATAGATGATAACAAATCTAAAGATACTGATGATCAAACTGGATTGCATATTTTAGAGCTGGTTCAATTTGCCAAAGCAGAATGGACTAGTCAGGCTAATCATGGTATGAGAAAAGACTTTGAGGATAAAGTATTACTATTTCCAGAATTTGACAACTTAACCCTTGGTTTGGCATTAGAACAAGAAAATAAAAATATTATCAGCACCGACCTAAGTGCCGCCTTATATGATAGTTTAAGTGAATGTATTTTAGAGATAGAAGAGCTTAAAAATGAATTAACAACTATTGTTATGACACAAACAAGTAATAACGCCAACGCCAGAGACAGATGGGATACTCCTGAAACTAAACTATCTCATGGAAAAAAGGGCCGATTAAGAAAAGATAGATATAGTGCCTTATTAATTGCCAATATGTTAGCTCGTCAAATTAATAGAGCCCTTAAGCCAGTAGACTATGATGTGATTGGTGCAGATGCTCGTAATTCCGTAAAAAGTGATGGAAAGTTATATAAGGGTCCAGATTGGTTTGTATCTGGCGCCAATGATGATATTTATACGGGAATTTATAGATAAAAGTGTATAAAGAACTATAATACAATTACCGTTTGCATCGTAATACGATTAGATTTTATGAAAATAGTAAAAGACAAAAATTATTGTAGATTATGTCGTCAATTTAATATTAACGCAAGTAATAATCGCACAAATTATTGTCAAAAATGTAAAAATAATATCGCTGTAAAAAATGATATTTTTGATAGATGGTCCTCTTCTAATGTTTTTATTAGTACCTCATTTATTGATTGCGTTGATAAAAAAGAATGGTTAGGTTTTACAGACGTAAAATTTAATAATATGCTGATTGATCAAATATCTAATAAATTTTCTGATTTATCCTATTGTATTTCTACTCCTGAAAGACAAAAACTTAAAAACTATATTGGTGGAAATTATTTATACTTACTTTCTGACGAAAAATGTAATTTATTAAAAATTGGTCAAACACAAAATCTGATTAATAGATTTAATAGATACTATAATGCGTCTGAGAGCAAACCAATTTATTATCATGTGTTTTCTGTTGACAGTTATGAAAAACAAGACCTATACGAAGATAAAATTAGAAATTACTTAGAATTTTTGGGCTATGTTCTCCCACTCGATAACACTGGATCAAGACTCAAGTACATACTACAAACCACAACAATATAAAATAACAATATGGCTAACAGAAAAACAAAAAACGAAATTATTAAAGACGCTAATATTATCCCAGAGGATGCGTATGTCACATGGGGTGATGATTTGGCCAGTAAGCAGGAAGCTCTAAAAGCATCTGCTTCATCTTTAGACGAATTTACCTTAGTAGAAAGAGCTGTTGCTGCTGGTGGCAGAAGATATAGCTTAGACTTTTCTAATTTAGATGGTCAAACAGGAAGTCGTCCAGGTTTAACCAAATCAGATTACTATACTTTCCGTCCACAAGAAGCTCCTCCTAATCAAATAAAAGCCATCTTGCGCAGAGCAGATGAGGTTTATCAACGTGTGGGCTTGGTTAAAAATGTTATAGATTTGATGGGTGATTTTGCTAGTCAAGGCATCAGATTAGTTCACAGAAATAAAAGAATTGAAAGATTTTATAGGCAGTGGTTTAAAAAAATTAGTGGCAAAGATCGTAGCGAAAGATTTCTTAATAATATATACAAAAGCGGTAATATCGTTATTGATCGTAGAACAGCAAAAATAAGCGTTAAGGTTGCAGATAAGCTTTATAGGGCTTTGGGTTCTGCCGATATGCAATTGGCAGATCTTCCAGAAGTGTCTGTAGAAAAAAGAGAGATTCCTTGGAAATACACATTTATTGACCCTGCTTGTGTCGAGGTTGCTGCTGGAGCATTATCTTCATTTGTTAGCAACAAGACTTACGAATTACAATTACCACCATCATTACGAAGAATTATTAATAGTCCAAAAACAGAAGCTGAAAAAGCTGTTGTTTTAGGATTACCAGAACAGATTATAGAAGCAGCAAAAGCTAAGAAGCCATATCCTCTTGATCCTAATAAAACTCTAGTTTTTCATTATAAGAAAGACGATTGGCAATCATGGGCCTATCCTATGATTTATGCTATCATGGATGATATTACTGTTATTGAAAAGCTTAAACTAGCAGACATGGCTGCTCTCGACGGAGCAATTAGCAATATTCGCATATTCAAACTAGGTAGTCTAGAACATAAAATAGCGCCAACCAGAGCAGCTACTGCTAAACTAGCTAGTATTTTAGGTAATAACGTTGGTGGTGGTACTATGGACTTGATTTGGGGGCCAGATATTGAACTGGTCGAATCAAATACTAACGTTCACAATTTTCTTGGAGAGGGTAAATATATTCCTCACTTGAATTCGGTATATGCTGGCCTGGGAATTCCTCCAACACTAACAGGAACGTTTGGTGCTGCTGGAACAACAAACAATTTCATTTCTCTAAAGACCCTCACTCAAAGACTACAATATGGCAGAGATGTTTTAATACAATTTTGGGAACAAGAAATTGCAATTGTACAGAAAGCAATGGGTTTCAAATATCCTGCTAAAATTGAATTTGATAGAATGGATCTTAGTAACGAAGATAGCGAAAAGGCATTACTAATACAACTAGCTGACAGAAATGTTATTAGCGATGAGTTGTTGCAAACAAGATTTGGTTTTGATCCAGACATTGAGAGATCAAGACTTAATCGTGAAAGCAGAGATAGGGCAGCTGAAAGGATGATACCAAAATCTGGACCATGGCATGATCCACAATTTGAAAACGCTTTGCGTAAAATTTCTTTACAGCTTGGTATAGCTGCTCCTAGTCAAGTTGGTCTTGAGCTAGATCCTAAAAAGTCTGGAGAAAAAAATGCTCTAGAATTAAAACAAGCCTTAACTCCTCCTAAAATGCCGCCGGGATCAACTAATCCATCACCAGACAAGCTTCCTAAAGAAGCTGGAGAAGGAAGACCCAAACTATCTAAAGATAGTGAAAAACGAAAAGACAGAACATTCAGTCCAAGAACAGGTGCTTCATTAAGATTGTGGGCTACAGCAGCACAAGAAGATATTGGCGAAATTATTAACCCAATATTACTAGAGTTTTTTAATAAAAAGAATATTCGTAGCTTATCCAATATAGAAAATAAACAATTAGAAGACTTAAAAACAAATATATTGTTTAAATTTAATCCATACTCTAATATTAGTGAAGCAGAAATAGTTAAACAGATAAGTGAACCTATTGACCATAATTTAATTAATAACTATTATAGTTGGTTAAAATTAATTTCGATAGATATAAACAGAGAATTAACAGTTGATGAAATCAAACAAGCTAAGGCTTCTTTCTATGATATGGTGTATAACCAGTCAGCCAAATAACTAAGGTAAAAACTATGCAAATATTTGAACAAGAAAAAGCAGATGGTTTAGCTTCGGCTCTTCAAGCATCCGCCTCAATTTCTTATGCTAGTGTGGCACTGCCATACAACGGAGCTAATAAGGATATTAAATATCTAAAGAGCATAGCGTCGTTTAGCGATGAAGACTTATACTATGTTCAGTCCATTCTAGTATCGTCATCATGGAATAAAAATGATGATATATTTGATAAACTAGAAGTATGGAATGATAGGAATACTCCAGAACATA